AAATGCGCCATGCTGGCGGGCGGAAGCTCCACCAGCACGCGGCCGGAGGTGAAGATAGGCATCAGGTCAGCGCCCGGGCGCAGCAGCACGATCCCCATGCCGCGCGCAATTTCGGGAGTAAGTAAAGCTCTCACGTTCTCCCCTTAATGCACTGTTTCGAGCAGGCGGAACAGCTCCGGCGCCCGTGATTCAAAGAAATGCGGCTGCGTCTCGCGCGGGTTCGCCGGGCTGGTGATGTTCTTGCCGTACATGCACCCTTTCGCCGTCAGCGACCAGAATTTCTTAATGCCGTTAACACCGGAACGGCTCCGGCGCGTCTTCTGCTCCACAATGCCCAGCTTCGCCAGCTGGTGGTAAACCTGATTGGCGGTCAGCCGGATACCGTTAGCCTTCAACAGCGCGCTGAGTGACTGCGTGGGGCGGCTGCTGCCGTCCATCGCATCCACTGGCGCATCGATGGCGTACTGCGGTGCAAGGTTCGGCAGGCCTGCAGCCTCCTGGAGTTTCTGGCACGCACCGAGCACCGAGGAATTAGAAAGATTCAGCGAGCGCTGCATGAAATCGAGAAGGATCACGCCCGCCTGCATTTTGTCAGCTGCCTGGCTGATTGCCTGCTGGCTTACGGCAGCGTCAAACGTCCGGATCACCTTCAGGTTAAACTCGGGGCTAATCCACATCGCATAGGAGTAAACCAGCTCCTTGCAAACAAACGTCCCCTGACCTGCGCCACCCTTGATTACCGATACAGGGATTCCTGTATCGCTCAGTAAATGCACCAGTTCACCGGTCTGCTGGAGGTTGCGCCAGAGCGTTGGCTCATGACGCCGCTCGCCACCAGCAGCACGATGCAAATCGTTGAGGCAGTAGCGCCCCTCCGGATCACGGCGAACGGTCACACCATCGATTACCATTAACTGATTCATGCGTTTATCCACTTAGTCAGGCGGCTGCAACCGCCGGTTCGTATTTACTGATCGTGATTTCGACTTTCCCTTTCGGTGTTACCGGTCCCCACTCCACCAGCATTCTCTTTATCTGGCTGTCGTCCTCCCAGATACCCGCGTGGGTCAGCGCATCGAACAGCGCTTTGTTGTAGTTGTCGATATCGCGGCGCCGGGCGTCAGGCGGGAAAAGAAAAATCTCCACTGCCGCCGGCGCGCTGCTGGGTTTAGGCAGTTTGCGAAGCTGCTCGATAATCGCCGCGCATGCTTCACTCTGATAAGCCCGCCCTTTGGCACTGATGAGATGGCGACCAGCCAGCGGCCCTTTATTCGGGGCGCGCCAGTAGGTGTTAACGCTCGGGGGAAAAGGCAGGGTCAGCTTCATACAGAAACCCCGCGCGATTTGAGAAACGCGAATGACTTCTCCCAGGCTTGCTCTTCTCCAAGCACCATGGAGCGCAGAAGCGCTACGGCTTCTTCCTCAGCGCTCTGGCCGTTGATGGTTATGCCGCGCGCCACGCCCGGATCTACACTGATTGCGCCGCGACGCTGGAGTGAGCGCAGCATGTCGCCTGCAGCGTTCGGGGAGGTGGCCCCCATTAACTGGGCCACCTCTTTACGGGTCGGCGGATAGCCATGCTGGTTCTGGAAAGCCTGAATAAGCGCCAGCACCTCCTGCTGGCGGACGGTTAAGCGTTGAGAGTTGTTTTTCATGCAGCCTGCTCCTGCGGTCCAACAGATACAGGCTGACCGCTGGCTAACATGCGCTCCGCCTCGCGGCGAATCTGAGCAAGAAACGCGTCGCCGCGTGCTTCCAGCTCGTTGCGGCTGATGTAACTCATCGCCGGGCCGCGCCAGGTCTTATCGAATACCACCACCGCACCAGCGAAGAACGCACCGGACGGGATCTGCTTTTCGTCTTTAGGGACGAACCAGGACGGAAGATCGAAACCGATACGGCCACGGATAAAGGCGATGTGATCCGCGTCTTCCGGCCACCAGACCTCGCTGGTGGCCGCCTTAATCAAAAAGACGTACCGCCCGCCTTTTTCCCGCATCGCACTGGCGTGCTGCATGATGTAGCGCATGCCGGTGATGTAATCTCCGTCATGCCGGGACGCGCGGCTATACGGCGGGTTGCCGAACGCGGCGCCGTTGAGTTCGGCCAGACGCGCCGACCAGTCCTGCGTCAGCGCGTTATCTTCCGCGGTGTAATAAGCCTCACATTTGGCGTTCTCACCATCAGAGAACAGGTCCAGTACGAGCGGGCCGAACATGGCGTTGATGCCCCAGAAAATATTGTCCGGAGTGCGCCACTGATCCCCGACTTCTTTAAGTTCGTGAGCCGGTTTGCTGCGCAGCGCTGCCAGCGCCTGGCTGTAAGCATTCAACGGGTGCATCACAGTTCCCCCACATAATTACCGGCCAGATAGCAACGGCCTTCCACGTAACCAACGCGGTTGCTCATCTTCAGGCACTGGGTGCGCTTCTTAGCCAGCCGTTCGCGGTCCCGGTTACTCTTCGAGGCATCGAATGCAGCCAGGTAAACATGCGCGGCGCGGCGCCACAGATTCTGTCTTTCCAGCTGGCAGGCCAGCTCTTCAAAAACTTCGTGTTTCAGCTTCTCGTTTTTCATGATCTGAACCCCTCCGGGACCTGGCTGTAATCAACACCGGCATAGCTGGCTTTAAATGCGCTGTCGTCGCGCTGCACACTGCGCTGCTTCCACTGCTGGCGGGGCGGGCGTCCGCGCTCTTTCCAGCGGGTAGCGCTCAGCAGGTAGCCTTCAAGCTTGCTCGGAACGAACAGCGTCTGCGGGCGCATGTAGTCGTACATTTCCGTGTCGTGCCAGTGCTCGTGTTTGTAGTCGACAACGAGCTGCAGGTCGTCCACCGAATGACCTTCGCGCAGCCGGGCCCGGATATTCTCCAGTGAGGATTTCGAGTTCTGGTAACGCGCGCCGGTGACCAGATTCAGGTGCTTCAGCACAGCAATCGCTTTATCGGTGATCAGCTGCTCAGCGTCGGGTTGCCGGGCAACCTGACAAGAAGGTTGTTTATCTGATGGTTCTTGTTTTGAATTTACTGACGGATCGTGTCCAGATTCTGGACCCTGAGAAGCCCGGTTTTTGCGGTTTTCCGGACGTTCAGATTCTGGACGTCCAGCTTCTGAACCTTCGGATTCTGAACGTCCAGATTCTGAATGTTCAGAAACTGGACCCTGAGAATAAGCACCGGCAGCCGCCTGGCGCAGGCGCGGCACGTTCAGCGTGTAGATGTTGGTACCACTGCGCTGGCCCTGACGGCGTTCTTTACGGGTCAGCCATCCGTCACGCTCAAGCTCACCAACTGCGGTAATTACGGTGCTGCGACCGGCGCCAATCTGGCGCGCGATGGTGTCGACGCTGGGCCAGCTGATACCTTCATCGCTGGAGAAATCAGCCAGGCGCGCCAGGATCAGCAGCTTCGTGCCCTTGATTCCGGCACTCGCGCAGCCATCCCACACGTACGCTGATAACTTAACGCTCATGTATCCACCCTTTTGAACTTCTCGCGGAACCGCTCAACAGGCTGCATGCAGTCGTGCGGGTAACCCGCGCGCCGGAAGATAACCTGTCGCTTTTCGGGGTCGTAACCGGTGACATGGACTTCAGTTCCCCGCCAGTCGCGGTATCGTCTGTTGAGCTCCTGCATACGAGGTTCTTCGCTTTGCGGTTGAATGCCCCCACGATGAGGCGTACTCGACTGTGGTTACACGGAACCCATCGGCCTGATACCATGCGCTCATACCGAAACGACGGGGTGCCCTGCACAGGAATAGCCCGAAGTTGCGGTAAGCGGTTATTTACCGTTAAACTGTTCATGCGTTAGTTTCTCCACTGATACGACACGCCACGGCGCCCGGAGCTGCACACTCGCGGGCGTCACTCTTTTCTGGCGCACAGAAAACGCGATACAGCAGCGTTAAGTGTTCCTGCCACTTCTGCATTACCTGGTAACTGTTTTCTTCAATCTGTGCGCGCTCTGCCTGGTCAATTACCCCGTCAGCCGTTGCTTTGCGGATATAGGTCGAATGCTTGCCAATCCACTCGATGGACTCCATCAGACGCTGATTGATGTCGGCGTTATCCACATCCTCGATATCCACCAGCGGTACGTTCACGCTGTTCGACTGGCGTGAAACGGCGTCGGCGATGTGTTTACTATCGCTGGCCTGCTGGAGAACCATCGCCCAGCCCATCGGGAAGATCTGATCGCCGTCGGTGCGCAGCCGATTGAATAATGCATTCTCGGTTACACCCAACCATTCAGCCGCTTCGGCATAACCACCCGGCAGGCATGAGATTGTTTTCTTAATGGCTGCCACCAGCCATGCAGGCTGTTTCTCGACTTGCCAGTGTTTCTTATCCACGGTTAACCCCTTCTTGCTGTGGTTACTATTACGCCACCGTCTCGTTAGGCTTTGAGTAAAGGGCGGGTTCAACTTTTAACGCGCCTTTCGTTATGGTCTGGATTTCAAAAGCGCGACCTTTAGGAATGACGTTTCCCCAGCCAGAAACAGATGCGTGAGAAATACCTAAAATCCTTGCCAAATTGCTTACACCACCAAAGTAGGAAAGCACTTCATCTTTGTTCATACAGCCCTCTCATGTAGTTATTGGGAACACTGAGATAGTAGGATATCTTACATATGGAGGTCAAGGACTCCTACCTCAAAAGGTGGTAGGATTGCCTACATGAAAATGAATGATCGCATCCGTACGCGCCGAAAAGAGCTGAAGTTAACTCAGGCTGTTTTAGGGAAGCTTGTCGGCGTTAATCGAGTAACAGTAACTGGATGGGAATCTGGTGATTATGCACCTGGCGGCTCAAACCTTCAGGCGCTTGCCGCTGCTTTAAAATGCAATCCGCAATGGCTTATTGATGGTGCTGGAGATCCGGAAAGTGACGCCCCAGCCATGCGGCCAACAGATAAATTTGGAGTTAAGCAGATCCCTGTCTTGTCTTGGGTGCAAGCTGGTGAGTGGACTGAGTCCGGGATGTCTATAACGCAAGATGATATCCACGAATGGATATTCACTACGGCTAGCATTTCTGATGAAGGCTTTGCATTACGCGTTCGTGGTGACTCAATGACTAATCCGAATGGAGCCCCCAGCATTCCAGAGGGTTCTCTTGTCATTGTTGACCCAGACTACGGCAGCCCTTACGAAGTAAATGGACGGATAGTCGTGGCAAGGATTGACGGATCTACGGAAGCAACATTGAAAAAGTTTGTTATTGATGGCCCGCTTAAGTATCTCGTTCCACTCAATCCTAATTACCGAGTTCTTGAAGTCAACGGCAACTGCAGATTAGTGGGCGTCGTAAAGCAGGTTGTCACCGATCTCTAACCCTTTCGTACTAAGCCGCGTTCTGCGGCTTTTTATCACCCCTGAATGTAAGTTTTCCTACTTTTAATATTGACACCGCAAGGTAAGATATCCTACATTAAATCCATCAATAGCAAACAGGCGGGACGCCCACGAAGTAGCCACTCGAGGTTCAGTATGCAATTTGACAAAGAAAAGGTTTTCAAGACGTTCAACCTACCGCGTGAGGAATTTAGCGCGTTAGAGGCCAGGCCTAATGCTCACGCAGGAAACAGGATTGAGCTTTTTGTTAACGGGGCTCTGACGCAGACCTTAAACACAGAATCAGCGGTAACAGCCGATTACCTGATGTTTATGGGTGGTGTGGTTGAGGCGATGGAGAAAGATAAAACTTCGCTGGAGTCTGAAGCCAACAAAAGTGGTCGCACTCTGGCTACCGGATTTAGAGGGATTGGCTCTGTCCCTTTGGAATCAGTAGGCGTCCCAGAGGTCCTGGATAAATAGATCGACCTTTATCCACATGGCTCGACCTACGGTTTTAATGATGTGATTTGCGGTCTGATCGCTGATTTCAATGTCCCAGGAATCGTAATTTTTATCTGGGTACTCTTCGGCGAAGGTAGTCCGAATGCCGTGTCGGATATCAGCTTCTGAAAGTCCGCAGCCGGTATTAATCAGGCACTGGGTTAAAACATCTGAGCGCTTCATGAGTTATCACTATCAATGTGTTGGGGATTTCAGATTAACCGAATCCTTGTTGTTGGGGAATAGCAGGATCCACCGAGCCTGATGTGGTGAAAAGACAGGCGCACAACGGAAAGAGCACTGCCGAGCAAGGCATAAGAGCTGGTTCGATTCCAGACAGTCCCATTCAGTTGGGAGGGTTGGGCAGGGAAAAGGTCCGTTCGATTCGGACACCGGCAGTGCTCTCTCCGTTGTGATGTGTTCAAGCGAACTGCAGCGCCGGCCGACGCAAAGACCTGTAAATCGGCTGAGCCGCAACTACTGGCGGCCAAGACCAAAACAGAGCGGCAGGAAATAAGCAGGGGTAGCGCCCTGGTGTCACAACCAAAAAAAGCAGCAAGCGTGGTAGTAGGCAGTAGTTGGCGGCGTCTGAGCCTTTTTTATTTTCCGCGAGGACGCCGCAATTTTTTACGCAACACACAAGAGCATCGCCGGGCGACGGGTTCATAACCCAATCCACCCGGGCGGCTTCCTAACCGCAGGTGCTCTTCTGTGTTGTGTGGAGAAACTACCAGGCGGCCCGTGCAGGTGGCCGCCTCCCCTCTTAAGGAGAGAACAATGTTTAACCCGTTCTTCAAAAACCTCATCATCTACCGCCTTAGCCGCGACGTGGTGATCATCCGTGACGGCAATACAGATGAGCTGGCACGCCAGCTTGAGGCTTTCCGCTTTAAGCCGTGTGGCAGCCAGGATATGGCTCGTTCCGGCTGGGTATCGCCTCTGGGCCAATACTCAGACCAGCTCTTCCATCTGGTGAATGACCAACTTCTACTGGTTATTCGTCGCGAAGAAAAAATTCTTCCTAATGCGGTCATCGCTGAGGAACTCAAGAAGAAGGTTTCGAAGCTGGAAGCGGATCAGGGCCGTCGCCTCAAGAAAACTGAGAAAGACTCCCTGCGCGATGAGGTCCTTCACTCCCTGCTGCCGCGCGCTTTTACCCGCAGCAGCACGATCCGCATCTGGTTAAACCTCAGCGCCGCGCTGGTAATGGTTGACACATCCAGTGCCCGCCGCGCAGAAGACTCGCTGGCCCTGCTGCGTAAAACGCTGGGCTCCCTGCCGGTGGTACCGCTAACTATGGAAACCCCTGTAGAGCTTACCCTCACCGAGTGGGTGCGCGGATCCGGGGCACCATCAAGTTTTGCCCTGGGCAATGAAGCGGAGCTGAAAGCGATTCTGGAAGATGGCGGCATTGGCCGGTTCAAAAAGCAGGAACTTTCCAGCGACGAGATACTGAACCACCTGGAAGCCGGCAAGGTAGTTACTGAGCTTGCGCTGAACTGGCAGAGCCGCATCGACTTTACTCTGAACGATTCTTGCGTTCTTAAACGACTCAGGTTTGCAGACGACCTCCTTGAACAGAACGATGATATCGACCGCGAAGACGTTGCGCAGCGGTTCGACGCTGATTTCGTTCTCATGACCGGCGAGCTCAGCTCCCTTACCGAAAACCTGATTTCCGTGCTGGGCGGCGAAGCCAAGCGATAACCCTTTTATGCAGCCCTACTCCATCTCGCATGGGTTGGGTTGCTGCAACCAAAATTTAGCGCGGTGCAGCGCAAAGTTAAGTGGAGGAACACGCATTGAATTACGAAAAAACGAAGGAGCTCGTGAAATCAGGCCACCAGCTGGTGGTGCTTTTGGGCAAGCAGAACGGCATGCATGAAGCCGCTTCTCTTGTTCAGCGTATGGCCGGGCAGCTCGACGTCTTAATCGCTGTGCTGCGCGAAAAGACAAAGCAGTGCGATCAGTTGGCGGCGGAGAATGCGGGGCTAAAAGGTGCCATCAGCCAGCACGCTGCTGGATTTACCGTCTGCGAAGCATGCGGAGAGGAAAACGTATCAGGGAATGATGATGTCTGTCGTGCCCTGAATGAAACTCCTGCCACCAAAGCATTCCTGCGCGAAGTGAAGTCTCAGGCGCGCCAGGAGGGCGCCTATTTCGTCGCTAACCGAATGCTTGCGGCTTGGGATGCAGGGTTCATTGAAGACACGGCGAAAAATGCAGCAGACATCGCGCGAATGATTCTCACGTCAACTGAGTTTATGGCTGATGCGCCGGATGGTGATTTTGACCGAGCATTCGCTGACAGCGTGCTGGCTGAGATTGCATCCGAGCTGCATCAAGGCGGTGCCGCATGACACTCGACATAGCAAAACTGAAAGCGGCGGCTCCGTATCAGTCAAAATTTTCGCGTCTCTGGGAGCGTTACGACGAAGCCAGCCACGGTAATCCCGAGCACATGCGCAACAACCTTGAGCTGACGTTAGACGCACTGGAAACGGCAGAGCGCCATATATTCAAGGCTGAACGTGAAAGGCTGGAGCTGATAGCAGCGCTGGAAGCCGCAGAGAAGCGCAGTGCCGATATGGAGGTGGCCTGTGAACTGTTTGCTGAATCAAAATTGGCGCAGATTAAGCTGGAAGCAGCGCTGGGAAAAGCCCAGCAGCGCGTAGCCGAACTTGAGGCGAGTCATAAAAAGCTGCGTGACGCGATGGCGGTAATCCATAACACCATACGCCTAGATGGCTTAAATGCGCCATTAGCGGCGATTATGAGCAGGGCAAAACGCGCTCACGAAGAGTCGGCCGCCGCGGCGGACATCAATCTTGAGACAGGGGGTGAGTGAGTGGAAGCCTCAATTCTCGACAAAGGAGGGGTGATGAACCATTTAATGATTGACCTTGAAACGATGGGCAACAAACCCACCGCACCTATCATCGCGATCGGGGCTGTGCTTTTTGAGCCCTCCACTGGCGTGATGGGGCCGGAATACTATGCCGTAGTGGATTTGGAATCCTCAATGGTGCGTGACGCATTAGCAGACCCTGGCACTATCTTATGGTGGCTAAAGCAGAGTGCGGAAGCCCGCTCAGCCATCACCAGCGATAACAGGGTGCACATCACTAATGCTCTCGGCGGGTTGATAAAGCTGATAGAGGACAACTGCGAGCCGAAAAGCTTACAGGTATGGGGCAACGGAGCGACCTTCGACAACGTTATTATCAGGGCGTCATTCGAACGACACGGCTTCTATTGTCCCTGGCAGTTCTGGAACGATCGGGACGTGCGCACAATCGTCGAAATAGGCCGCGCTGCTGGTTTTAACCCGCGTTATGAGATTCCCTTTGAAGGCGATTTGCATAACGCGCTGGCCGATGCGAAGCACCAGGTGAAATACGTATCAGCAATCTGGCAGCGGTTGATTCCTGCCACCAGCAACGACATTTGATTTGATCCGGGTGCAGCCGGAAAAGTGGAGAAAACACATGGCCAAGTTAATGAAAGCGAGCGCCTGGGGGAAGCGTGAGTTTGTTCCAGGTTCGGTTCCAGATAACAGAACGATTAAACGCTGGGTAGAAAACGGCCTGCTGCGCGGGCGCATCGTAGACGGTATGGTCTGGGTATGCGCTGGCGAACAATGGGGCGTTGACTCGATGATCAGCGAAAACGTTCGCAGGCTAATTCAAGAGGATTAAGATGGCCGGCAGACCACGAAAAAGGGAAAACAGACATTTTCCCGACTACCTCTATTTCGACAAAGAAACCGGGCAATACCGGTTTCAACTCATTACCGGGAAGAGAAAAAATATTGGTAGCGATCGGGCTGTGGCGATCGCTATTGCACGCGAATATAACCTCCGCATGCGGCCCGAATCAATGCCATCTATTGAAAGCCTGGTTCGAGAGTCCGGAGGCATTAATGGCGAAGCAAGACCGTTTGCGGAACACGCCCAGGCGCTACTTGATAGAGCTATTCGCGATGAGAACCCAGGCACAGATGCGAAGGCTGTCTGGCTGAATGATATTGAGCGAGTGAAAGAATTTTTCGCAGATATTTACGCCTGCGATATCGATCTGGAGCATGTTAACGGCTACATCAAAAAATACCACAGCGAAGCATCAGCGAACGTGCAGAACAGGAAAGTAAGCTTTCTTAAAAAGCTCTTCAGCTATGCGGTCGATGAGTCGCTTATGATGGATAACCCTGCCGAACGCAAAAAAATGCGTCGCGTCGATTCGAAAACTCGTCGCCGCCTCACCCTGGACGACTTCAACAAAATACACCGCGCCGCGCCGTTATGGCTGCAAACAGCCATGGATCTGGCAATGCAAACCACGCATGCAAGGCTTGAAGTCTCGCGCATTCGTTATTCCATTAAACAGCCAGGCGAAGGCGTGTGTGGATGCGTATGGTTTCCAGAGCCACAAGGGGAAATCTTCGGCACGCTCTACATTCACCGCCAGAAGGTGCAGCATAAAGAAGCATCTCACGTGGCTATACCGATCGGGTCAGTCCTGAGGGATATCATCGAGCGCAGCCGGGATAATGTGGCTAGCCCTTATGTAGTGCATCGTCTTCCACTAAAGCGAAGCAATCCCACAAGCAAAGAGGTGCGGCATCCAACACAAGTTGCTCCCGATTATCTCAGCCGTTCGTTTTCAGCAATGCGCGACGAAGTAGGCGTGGGGTCGAACCTGCCAGAGGATCAGCGGCCCACTTTTCACGAGATCAGGGCGCTTTCTGCTTTCCTCTTTAATAAGCAAGGAATTGACCCGCAAGGCCGCATGGCGCACAGCGATGCGAAGTCAACGAAGATCTACACAGAGAACCATATTGACTGGGTTTGCGTACCACATGGCGAGATAAAAACAGCATCGTAATGGAAGGTAAAATAAGGGGCTAACTGATTGATGTATATAGTGAGGATTTTGCAAAAAATGCACTGTTTGCATATACATAGGAATGACGCATAAAGCCTTGTGCGACGCGGGTTTGAAGGAGTTTAACTCGTTGTCATGGGGTGTCAGGGGTCGGAGGTTCAAATCCTCTCGTGCCGACCAAAATTTAAATGCGCCAGTCCGCAGCAATGTGAGTGGCACATTACCCCGGAAAAGAGCAAGTCGAGAGACTTGCTCTTTTTATATCTGTCGTATCCTGACCGATGCATTTATCTTTCCCGTTCCTGTCAATACCCCCTCTCTTTAGGCAAAAAATAGCCAGTCGCACACTGACGCATACCTGTGATTTCATGTCTGCTCGCCTGAAACATTACAGGCAGTCAGAAAGAGATGTCCGCGGTTGATTTTACTGCTCTCCTGCTACAGACCGGCTATTATCTGTACCTGCTAATAGCGAATATCAAATAAAAAATTACACGCACAACAACATCATGTTCTGGTATGCCACCCTAAAATTTGCCTGGTAAAATAATGACGGAATCAGCATGAGCCGCTCATTGCTTATTACCATCCAGAAATGTGCGATTAATGCGCATTCTGTCAGCCATTTTTGAGCCAAGGATAATAGCTAATCGCGTATCTTACCTGTGAGAGACCTGCACAGGAGCACGGACAGACAGCTACTACATATGAGGGATCTGGAAGGTATTATTTTCCCATCAATCATCTTCAAATATGTTGTTGAAGAAGGAAACTTTTGAACGGGGGTAATGATGAATTTGTTAATATCAAAAAAATTAAAATACTTTATTGTTTGTTTTGAAGCGAAATGCATCAACAGTGCGGCAGAGCAACTGTGTGTAACACGCTCACCTCTCGCCCGCGTAATCTACGAAATGGAAGAAAAAATGGGAGGGAAATTATTTATCAGAAAATATAATTACCTTGAACCAACAGAATTAGCGATTACGCTTTATGAGAAAATCAAACCTGTTTACGACCTCCTCTATTCGATAGAAAACGACTTCAGTATCTCAGCCAAATGCTCCCGGTTTGAGTTACTTTGCGACATTAGTGTCCCATTGGTCATTTATCAGCATATTTTATCCTGGCTAAAAAAAACGAACCAGCCTGTGTGTTGCAGGCGCGTCTCTGTTTCCTGCGCCGATATCCAGTCTCTTCACACTAACCCCGACGCAGGCATCTTGTCCTTCAGAGAAATAGCTTACACTGATAATCTTATTTTTCATAAAGCCAGTGATGAATCCATTTTCCTTCTTATGCCTGAAACACTTCACGTCACAGCGCTAAAAAACTTTAACAGCATCCGTAATGTAAGCCTGCTTATCAGAAAGGATGTTTTCTCCAATGAGTTAAAAGGAATTATCTCAAATAGCATCAAAAGCTTTATACCGCATGTGGATATTATAGAAACAGACAGAGATACGGCCTCTATTCTCATTTCAGTAAGTTCGGGAGAAGGAATGATGTTATTACCCGAATGTCTCACTTCGTTTTTTTCGCCACCGGGCGTAAAGAAGATAAAAATACCAGACATCAGAATTCAGAGCGGGCTTTATATCAATAAAAAACATAAAAGCACAGCCATTGTTTCTGACATTATGCAAGTATTAGCCGCCATTACAAAACAAGCACAGTAATTCCTTTCCTGCTTATTAAGACCGACATGCCATAAAATCATCTCTGATGTATTGTTGTCAATCATATACATCAGAGATTTTAATACCATGCTTTACAATACAGCCTTTGCGATGTGTTATTTTTTTTCGAGCACTTTATCAATATCAAATCCTGTCCTTTTCTTAATGATATAAACCAGAATACGGTTAATACCCTTTGATCCCACCAGCGCGATGCAGATGGCAATAGTTCGTGAAGATATCCGCATGCCGAAGATGGATGACATGCTAATGATATGCGGCCTGATAAGAGCAAAGAGCAGGATACTGATAATAAGATCGCCTGTTCTTTCACGCAGCCGACCGCCGCCACATAACCATCTGCCCACCTCACCCAGGGTCAGTATGATCAAAATTCTGATCATTTCTATCGGGTCGGAAACGAGTGTCATGATTATCTCTCCCAATGCTATCTTACTGCTCATCATCAATATACTCCTCAGAACATACTCACCACCTCTAACGTGTTATGTAAACCTGTAACGCACTTCATTTATAAAAGCCCCCCTCATTCTTCTCAAACCGGTACAGCCCGTTTCCGCGTACTCATCGTGTAACGAGCGTACGGACAAAGCCGCCAGACTATTTTTTCTTCCGGTAAATTGTTCGTATACAGATATTTCAGCAATAATCTTTACTCCCGTAAGCCATTCTCAAACAGCGATAAACAAAATTAATCCACGCGTAGCAGAGACCCTATTATTATCTATTTTATATGGCTTTAAACTGGCCTTTTTTTGCAAAAAAGTGAGCATAAAAATACACTTTCTATATCACCCTGTTTATTAGCACGCTTAACCCCCCTTATCATCACTGGAATATTCTTATTAATCCTATTATAGTAATTTCCGCTTTCAGACTCGGCGTTAGCCAGTTAATAATGTCAGCGTTAATAACATTTACTTACATGTTCAACAAAAGGTATTGCAAAGGGTCATCATTTTTTATGCTCTCGTTGACTTTTAGCAGGAGAAACCATCGATACATTTAATCCTTATTGAAGGCGCTTTGCTGTAATTATTTAAATTCAGCAACTTACTCTTTTACATACTCATCCTGTTATTCCAGGAGTATTAATGCTGTCTGGTCTGGCATCGATATTTATATGGGAAATTAAGGCATAGGTTAATACTGCATTTTTCAGGATATTAAGATGCATTTGGCATCATTAAGGATACCTGTAGCACGGGTGTTGATTGAGAATTTATGCATGAGCAATCCATAATGGAAAAGAATACGTTAAAAATTAGCCTGTTAAAAAAGATTGTTATCTGGGCGCAAATCCTCCTACAAATAGCGTTCCCTTTATTAGTATTACCCGCGCACGCCTCATCCGGGCCTGGCGCGACAGAAACAGATATGTCTGATGCGTCAACGCTTAGCGCGTCGCTTGCCAGCAGTGCGGCACAAAATGGCGCTGATGCAATGAAAAACACCGCAACACATCTCGCAACAACTCATGCGGCCTCAACGGTTGAAGAATGGTTAAGCCATTTCGGTACTGCGCAGGTCACGCTTGACGTCGATGATAACGGGAACTGGGATAATAGCGCTTTTGATTTCCTGGCTCCGCTCTATGACAATAAGAAATCCGTGCTTTTCACCCAGCTAGGCATTCGCGCGCCTGATGGCCGCACGACCGGCAACATTGGCTTAGGGGTACGCACATTCTATGTCCGCGACTGGATGTTCGGCGGTAACGTCTTTTTTGATGATGATTTTACGGGTGAAAATCGCCGGATCGGATTTGGCGCTGAAGCCTGGACAAATTATCTCAAACTTTCCGCCAATACGTATATTGGAACCAGTCAATGGCACAACTCAGGCGATTTTGATAATTACAATGAAAAGCCTGCTGACGGTTATGACGTGCGCGCAGAAGGTTATCTTCCTTCGTTTCCACAGCTAGGCGCGAAACTAATGTACGAACAATATTACGGTGATAACGTGGCGTTGTTCGATAAAGATCATTTGCAGAGTAACCCCTCCGCAGTGACGGTCGGTTTAAATTATACGCCCGTGCCCCTGATTACTGCTGGCATCGATTATAAGCGTGGCCAGGATTCCATGGACGAAATGAAGTTCAGCCTGAACTTTCACTACGCGCTTGATAGCTCATGGCAGTCGCAAATCTCCCCCGAGCAAGTGGCCACACGACGGAGTCTGGCTGGCAGCCGTTACGATCTCGTTGATCGCAACAATGAAATTATCCTGCAATACAAGAAAAAAGCGACGTCAAAAGCGGTGGCGGATATGACGCTTGCAACAATAAAAAATAACAGTCCGGCGGATGGCACCTCTGCCGACACCGTTACGCTTCATGCTGTCACCGCTGATGGCAAGCCTGCCGCCCATGCCGCCATCGTCTGGACGGTGAGTGGCAACGCGGCTCTGAGCAGTACGAACAGCGTGACGGATGCAAATGGCAATACTTCCGTTAACCTGACGAATACGACTGCGGGTCAGGTGATCGTGACCGCCACCTCCGGTTCTGTCGTACGCACGACATCTGCGGCATTCAATCTCTTAGTCGCAAATCTGGATCTCGTCGTCACTAAAGATAACAGTATTGCCGACGGCACCGATCAAAACGCCGCCCAGGTACAGGTGAAAGATGCCAGCGGTAAAGGACTCTCCGGCGTTGCGATATCCTGGAAAGTGGGCAATGGTGCCACAATTGTCAGCAGCGACAAGGCCACGAACAGCAGCGGTGTGGCAACGATTCATCTTTCTTCCACGACCCCGGGTGCTATAAAGCTGAGCGCCAGCGCCGGGAGTAAGACGGATTCCGTAAACTCAACCTTCGTGAGCCAGACTGTCGCCGCTGTCGCAGTGACCATGACCACCAACAATTCCCCTGCGGACGGCAGCACGGCCAACGTC